TACATGATCATCTGACGTAAGAAGATGCATATGCAGATGAGGACTGCTATAAGAGTCGGCATCAATAGCGAATGCTGCATTCTCGTTGAACCAAGCTTCAGAAGGAGCCTCTCCCCAACTCTTTTTAGCAGAGCGCGGGAGCCAGCCCTTGAGAGGCGACATAATGTTTTCACGCGGGTTAGTAGGTGTTCCACCCAATAGAGTAGAGTCATCGTTACCCTCATGATCCATGAAGATTCCACCATACGTCCAGACAACAGGAGGTGTCGGAATTCTATGACTCTCATCATAGATTGGTCTAGGTACGTGGTAATGGAATCTGTAATTCGAAGCATCTTTGTCACTAATCTGAACCTTACTCTGTTCGTAAGTATTCAATAGTGAATGCCACGGAAGGTTGACACCCTGAGAAGCGTACTTAAGCAAGAAGTTCCAGGGATCAGGACGCATTGAAGAAAGCACCGACTTGAGAATCGTGCTTTGATTGCTCCAATGCGGGTTAGACGGTAGGGCATCATACTCAGACTGAGCAGCCCAATGGTCATCAATGTTGAACATGTTCGTTGAATCGAGTGCGCTGTTCAACGTATAGATTTCGCGTCCTGCGTAAGTTCCTGAAGGTGTCAAGTGTCGGCTACGTGCCATCCACTCGGCCTTCGCCATACGGGATGAATGCTCATCGGTTGAATCACCTATGAGGCTTGTTTTCTTAAGCTCGGAAATCGGACGCATTGAACGATAGTTCCAAAATTCCTCGCGGAGATTGCTGGAATCGTCCATCATGTATTCGGGTACTCTTGATGACATAGGTGAACGCCATACGTCCTCTAGGAAGCGAGTCGCGTTCATGTGTTGCATTACTTGATTATGGTAAATTGAGTCTCTGAAGATCCACTCTAGGAAGCCCTTTTGGATTCCTCCGTATTTCTTGACGCTATCACCATAGAACACTTCACCCTGACCGTAATGGCTAAGGTCCGCATAGACACCATTGATTCCATTTGAAGCTTCCTTGTAGAGCGACCAATCGGTGATCGTGCTATACGTGAAGTTTCCATAGTCGTGCAATCTCATGCGTTCTTTGATGTACAGGTCAAACGGCTTGGCATCGTAATCAGTAGAACGAGAGTCAAAGGTCATCGGATAGTAGACATTCAAACGATTGCTAACGTCCGTCAATAGCTGTGCATTTAGATATGGGTGATACGCATGGCCCTCGTTAAGAACGAATGCATTAACGGAAGTATCTTCATCAATAGCTCCAGAATCTCTGCCCCAAATAGCAATATGGGATAGTCTCTCTGGATTACGAGCCTTCTGTACATAGTCGAAGTAGTTGGCGTATCCATTCGATACGTCATTCGATGCGTCAGGAGTGATTCCCCAAAAGTTCTTTGAACACTCGGCTTCTGTTCCCACGCCATTCGAAGCTTCGAACCACCATCTACGTGAATAGTCCGCAGGATTGTCCATGTCCGCAGCTTTGTGTGGAAGGTGATTTACCGCAAAGACGCTACCCGCAGTATCAATATTATTGCTATACCAAGTTGTCGTATTGATGAATACTTGATCAGAGGGATCTTCACCTGTCGTTCCCATCAAAGTGAAACGATAATCGGCATACCAGATTCGGATACCGTTAATGTACCAACGAATCTGAGCGTCCTCGGGACCAGTACCGCCAGCATCTTTATCAACAACAACAGAAACCTTAAGCTGTTGATCTTTTCTCTCTGGAGCAATGATATCGGGAATCGCAGTATAGCGTACTGGAACGTCCTCGGTAGAGTCATCGACTGTCCCAAAACCATCGCCATCAATGTTCGTGTACTTACGCAAAGCGTTTACTGGTGAGTGAGGTGTCTTAGCGTTAACAAGGAAATCGTAAACGGCAACAGGTCTGCCGCCTACAGTATCACTCAAGCCATGCTCGGCCAGAAGTTCATGCTGTGTTCGAAGGCCCTGCTCGTTTTCATAGTTACTTGGATAGAACGTTGTGGTTCCATCGTCCCCTGTGTATCTATTATCATACTGCCAGTTGGATGCATCATCGGATGCCTTCCAAATGCGTCTGTTTAGATAGCTGCTGTTTTCTCGCGGATTCCAATCCTGCAATAGCTCGGCCTGTAGAGTACGAATGACCGCCTGATGCGAACAACGTGCGAACGCATTTGAAGGTTCCTGTCCACCAGTTACGTTATCAACAACCATTGATAGGACAAAACCACCACCGTACATGGCTTCACGATCACTAGGATCATCATATGCCCAACGCTTATCGTTTTCATTGTTATCGCGGGACCACTCACTACCGTCAAGCTTCCAACCTGTACTGAATGAAATAGGACATACGGTAGCATCCTTAATTCCAGCACCATTGAATGAAGGTACTGTGAATGAAGGCTCGATAGCATTCCCGTCTGTGTCGTAAGGAGGTTCCCACGTAAGCGCAGTAGTATCGAAAGGCATGTAAACCTTCGGACCAATCGAAATCAGATCGATCCAGTTACTTGCTTCCGTCTGTAGCCACGAAGGACAAGTCGCATCACGAAATTCCCACCAATCAAGTGCGAAGTCGTTAGTCTTGAAGTTCGATGCTTCGATAGCATCCAACATTAGATTGTAGGAGTCCCAAGAAGCTAAACCAGTATTGTCTAGACCTTCTGGAACTGCCCACCAGAGTTTCGCCAACCAATCCCAAGTATTCTTGAATTCGCTTGTGAAGTAAGTTAGAGCTAGCGCATTGCTAGGTCCACCGAACTGAGTTCCGCCAAGATGCTGTGATGGGTCCATATCATGTTTACCCAATACCACAAGCGGGTACATTTGTACGATAGTCTGATGTGCAACCTTGTTGGCTCCCTCAATCGTGAGTCCTTTGTAAGATACGCTTGAAGGGAAGTAGCCGCTGTAGCTACTGCTACTAGTGTCATATTCGAAAGTATGATAGTTTTCGTCTTTGGCTAGGATCTCATAGTCAACGCCATCACCCTTGAAGTAGAACTTCGCAGAAGGTCTGAACGTTACTTGAAGTGCGCCAAATCCAAGCATAATTTTAGCTAGCTTGCTATCATGGTCGATCTCTCGGTAGTATCCTGTGCCGTAATGAAGATCATTATAATCGGTGTGATTGAAAATGCTGTAGCCCTGTAGTCCCTGCGCTACTGCATTGTAGATACCTTCGTAGTAATCCTGCCCTAGAGTTTTATCCGTGATCCATTGGTAGTTCTCATGCGTTTCCTTCTGATAAGGAAGGAACACGTTGGTATATACGCCACGTTCCGCAACGTCCATGTAAGGCACGAAGCGGTTTTCGAAACGTCCACCAATCTGATCGCCGTACTTGATCCAATTCGGATAAGCAGCTACAAGGTCAGTCTCCTCGTCAGCATTGAACTCAGCAGGAGAGGGGAAATCCCCATAGATTCGGTTGAACAACAAAGCAAATTTACTGTTGACGTTATCCCAATCTTCCATCCAGTTCGGATTCGCGGTAAGCGTAGGATTTGTAGCATCAACTAGGAAGTTATCATTTCCTGGGACCGTCATTCCAAAGATGCGGCCAAGAGAGCGAACACCCTCAAGCGTTCCTCTGTGCTTGTAGAAGTAGGCAATGTTCTGTAGGATGAGTGACCATTGTTCCTTCTCGTACTCTGATCGCCAAATGTTAGAGCCATCCTCATAAAGAGTGCTTCCTAACAATTCAGGCGAAATATCAAAGCCTAGATCGTCCACCAAGAATGCGTAAAGCTCCTCGGTGAAAGGATACGAGAGATCACGTAGATACTGACGATAGGACGTTTGCTTTGCTTCGAAGAAGTTGTCCACCGCTGCTTTCAATACGTCAAACTGAACTGCGTAGGTTTCCACGATGGCTTTAAGCACATCGGAACCGCCATGCCCCTGCTCGTCAAGCTTCTTGACAAACGTAGGTACGCTTTTCCATAGCACGTTTGATACGTTGAATTTTAGTTCGTCAGATACGTGTGTTGTATAAGGTGTACTCATTATCTATCCCTTATGATTGTGTCGGGAATTCCCAGAAATCGCTGTTGTAGTATTCCTCAAGGGAGATTCTTCTCCATGATCTGTATTCGTCTGCATTTTCCCACTTCGCAAAGTAACCAAACATTTCTTTCGCGCCCTCCATTGAAATCGGAATGACTTTAATGAAACCGCGAAATTCGAGTGCCGCCTCACCTTGATAAGACAGGGCCGCGTGGAATGCGGAATCCTCTATACTATCGGTGTTGTAGAAGTGGGTTTTCAAGGTACTACCAAAATCAAAATCAACCTCGTCAGGATGATTCACCCAAGGATACTTTGTCCCACCATTGTAAGGCAGATAGAATCTATAGGGCCTTGAGCCATTCCCCGCTCTTGATTCATCAATGATTCTTGCATGGGAACTGATTCTACTATAAATAGAGTCCTTGTAGTAAATATACAAGTATAGCTGCCATAACATTAGGAATAATGCGAATCGATTGTTAGCATCAGGATAGTAAACGCCATAACCATAGAAACCTGACCCAGGATGCATCAATTCCTCAATCTGCATTTCTGAATGCCAATGATCAAACATGTCAGCCATGAGTGCCGCAGCAGAAATGGGATCTTCGTCCTCAATCATTGACGGGATGCTCCATGAGCCAGAAAGAAACGTATTCACCACATCAACGTAGTCGGCATCATGAAGGTCAAAGATGATCTTATGGAAGTCTGGAAGGAGTTTGATGTCCTTACGCATGAACATGGGAGAAATGAAATGCGGCCCTGCAAATTTTAGCTCATCGTTATCGTCCAGATTTGCTACGAAGGCATCAATGTTCGTATGTCCCCAACTTCCCGCATCACTAAAGTCAATTACTGTTTTGATTCTATTCTTATCGGCTTCTAGCTCAATCGAAATTACGTCTGAAGCATCCTTCGAATATACCCACATGATATCAGCCCAAGGTAGAATGACCTCATTGATATCTCTTGTTCCTGTGTAGTAGTCGTCGCCACTCGCTGCATGCTCAGTAACGTTCAGGACGCTATAAGTTACTTGTTCAACAATGTCCTCGGGATCTGTAGTATCCTCATTGAAAATTCGGTCGCCCGAACCTGAAGGATGGACAAACTGTTTTGGATAAGTAGGATTAGCGTTGGAGGGCTTATCGCTCACACCTGCAATAACTCGGCCTGTAGAGTACAACTCACAGTCCCAAAGCCATCTTTTGTAAGAGAGTCTAACCAAATCATCGTAACCCGTCTGAGGACCGCGTTGATCTTCGACCTCATCTGTTTGGCCCCAATTTGCATTACCTAAGCAATCTGCCAAACCTACAGGATTGATCGCTGTAGCACCCGCCTTATATGCGAACGGGCGTAAAGTGTTTCCCCCATACGCTTCAGGGTCAGCACCATAAGGATTTTTCTCATGACCTGTTCCCCACCCCGTAGGAAGAACACCACGAACTAGAGAATTCAAATCGGCTACTGTAGGAACGAACATATTGTCCGACTGTACTTGGAACGGATTCTTGAATGAGAAAATCTCGTTGTAGTGATATTGAAAATGCATACCGCTATAATTAGTAGCAGACGTACTATAGAGACTCCCGACTCCCTCTGTTGTACTAGGCTCGGAACAATGAACTTGATGCAGATAGAATAGCAAGTATGTAGCCATACGATTCAAGAATCCAATGTCCTCTGCACCAAAGGTATCCTCATCGTCAAAGGTTATTACTCCTGAAGAATAATTGTGGTAGAACACCAACCTATCAGAGCCGTTGATTCTCTTGGCATACGAAACAGGACGCTTCTCCTTCTCATATATAATCATAGGCGGGGGAATTACGATTGAAGCAGAGCTGGAAGTATCGATATCAAACTCGTCTACATGTCCTAGAGCATTCGCCTTCGTCAAACGACTCATCCCAATTGGAGAGTTATGTCTAGCAGGAAACAAGCCCTCGATACGCTGTCCACCAGCGAGAGGGAAGTTGTACATTTTGTCCTGCTCTTGGTCCTCGGCGGGTTCCTGAATATTGATCTGGCCCTTTGAGAAGTAACCGAAGTTTGTAGGATCGTGTGTCTGTAGAACCTGATACTGAGTAAGCTGAGACTTCTTGAGATAATCGAGTCCTTCAACGGAATCAGTAGTCTTTGCTCCAAGGTCGATGCCCAAAATCTCAGGCTGTAATTTGCTTGTGTGGTCCCCAATGGTTACGATCACATCAAGGTCGAGGTCTTTCACCCTCACCCATTCAGAAATGATCGAGTCCCAAATTTGACCTGTCTCATACCATTCGCTCAGATAGAGAACGAGAGTATCGGTGCTATAGGGATTGTTCCTACGCACCTTGAGAACATCGGAAGTGTACTTGAGCATTCCGTACTTCGGCTGATCTTTGGTTTCTTCCAAATCGGTGAACGTACTAAGAAGCTCTACTTCATGGATCTCGTACAGCCCATTGTTGTAGTATTTCTTATCGATTGTTTGCTGTGAGTAAATGTTTGAATGATGCATGGGCGTGTTCATGTAGATCTTGACGAACACCTTAACATCAAAAGCCAACTGGTACATGTACGTTCCAGAATACATGTTTACTCTAGTGTCGTACTGATAGGGTCTGTCATTTCCATGAACAAAGAACGGGTTCACATACCAATTGGTAGCGTCCCCGCCTTCGGCATCTGGACGAGAACCCGTATTGTATTTGAGAACTGAAAAGTCATCATCGGTATCTTCCCAGTACATTCTATCGTTAAAGGTCAGCGCAAAGTCAAGCCCAAGAGGACTAAGATAGTTATTCTCTACGTCAATTTTACCATACTGAAGGTAGTCACTATTTGAGATATCAGAGAAATTGGAATCCACTAACGTAATGACCCTACGATCTTCGCCTGAAAGAACGCGCACCACGTTCGCGTTTGCGCTGTTGGTAATCTTTCGGACCTTGGTAGTTTCAAGCTCTCGCGTAGCGGGGTTGAACTGCGTGATCTCCGTATAGGACGAGTAAGGGTACAATTCCCCAAACGTGGGGAAACCCTTCTCCAAAAAGATCTGCCCGTACTCGTTGTTACCGTGTACATGCTTATTCTTATGGCTAGAACTCAACTCGGAAACGGTGTTAAGCCTATTCCACGAAATGCGATACTTCGTAGTGGTAGGGCGCACCTTCTCCTTGATAGAGCTATTGACGTTAACTGGATTGTATCGTTCCATTATCTTACCGTTCCAGTAATGTTACGTAGTTGATAGATCTGGTGGGGATAGATAACTGTTGACCCCGCGATATCTGCTCGGGTAGAGAACAGATTCGTCTTAGTGGCATCCCCTGTCTCGTAGATATTCAATGCTGCGATACCCTTCACACCATGCACAGAACTAAAGAGCTTGGCTAGGTCATCGTAATACACAGGCTGGCCGAAGAACCAATAGCGGAGGTCAAAGAAATCTCGAATCGCCTGATCAACTTCACCCTGTACTCGGCTTGAGATAACATTGTTATACAACGTTGCAACGTACTCCACATCAATGTTAACGATATGGGGCTTTCTGAAGTACACGGTATCGGTGAGCATTCGGTAATAGTCCACGTAGTTCGTTAGTGATTGCTGCTCGTTTGCATCGGTGACATACTGTAATGATCCGTCCGATCCAAGCTTCAACACATACAAGTCAATCTCCTTATGGGTGATCGAAGATCCTGTAGGCGTTACAGATGAGGGATCTTTGAAGATCGTAACGTCACGTACCGCCGCTCCTGCCTTAAACACAGGAACTCCCCAATCCTCGGGGATACGCTCTAGCACGTTAATGTAATCTTCAGCCGTAACCGCTCTCTCCTGATTTCGGAAAATAGAGTGTACGCTGTGTCGGATTTCCTCAATGGATTCCTCATCACGCCCACCATCCAGAACTAGCGACTTGGCTACTCTAGGTGTCCATGCGCTATCGTTCGGAGCTAGTTCATAAACCAAGTTAAGGCTCTGCGTCTTATTCAACGCGGCTTCTTTCTGGTTACTCTTGCTTCCTGTAGTTTGTAGATATACGCACACTAGCTCAGTACCCGCATCAGGACGCTTACCTAGCGGCCAATGCGAATCGGAGAGTGAAGGTGTTGCCTTGGTAGCCGCAAACTCATCGAGCAAATCCTTCATTCCAAGAGTGTCCTGATTCTGATATCCGAAGATAAGAGAACTGCCCTCGGGCGTGTTTCTCTTAATGAAACGTCTGCGCGTCTGAATGCGTTTTGTTGCGCCCGTCACAGGATCTTTCGTTGTGAAACCATAAGGGTTAACCATGTAGTCCACTTCATACCACAACTCATCGAAAGCAAATCCTGTGTAACGCACATCAGCATAGCTGTTCGACTTGGTATAGACCTGATGGACTTTGTAGAAGTTTGGGTCGGTGATCGTCACCTTTTCAAAAGGCTTGCCTTCAAAGGGGCCTAGAGTAATGTTAGTGAAAGAGCTTCCCTCAACGGGAACCTTGGCATAGATTGTTACAAAATCGCCCTCGTCAACCCATGACCACGTAATACCGTTCACAAACTTCTCCGTAACAGCACCGTCATCGAAGAATGCTTTGACCTTGTTATTGTAGTCCACAGGATAGAGGAAGCGATAGCGTGACTCTGTACCTGTAGAATCAGTAAGAGACAGATAGCTTCGGTATATGTCAAGCCTCGCCATGTTATCCTGAGTAGGAGCCTGACCATTCTCCCAAATCTGGTGGGTGATCTTGGTGTAAAGAATGACTGACCCTCTCGCGGGTTGTTTCTTCTTAGGAGAATACCCGAAGGAGTGAGCTAGCTTGTAGATGCTTTCTTCCTCTTGTGCGGTAGTGATGAACATCTCGTTGAAGTTCTTGTCAATGTAGAAATTCATCGTGTCAGCTACAACAGCATTCAAGTCTAGTAGCAGACTCACGATTGAATTCTCGTCCGCAACGTTGGCAGAGAAGTCAGGATACTTGTTGACAATATATGCCCTCAGATCCTCTTTCAAAGACTCGTAATCTCTACTTAGATAGTCGATTTGCTTACTCATGGTTTCCCCTATTAAATGTTCATTCTGAACGTGGCTTCTATGTTATCGTATTTTGGTAGCACAAAGGTAATCGTGACCAACACCTCATGTCCTGTGGTATCGTCATCAACAGAAACGTCCTTAATAAGTAGGTCGGGCATGAAGGTTTTCAACGTTTTTAATACCTCTGTTTGAATGATTACTCTCTCCGTATCAGTAAGCTGATTGAAGATTCGCATCCACAGGGTATTCCCGTATCGAATATTGCCCAAACGCTCACCCTGAATCACAGAGAACAAGAGTTGAATCTTATACTTCGTGATCTCAATGACGTTATCTGTAGTCTCAAAATCTCGAAAGGGCCAGCCTAGAAAATTTCTCTGGCCTTCGAAAAGGGTTGTCTCAGCCATTACTTAAGCCCCATTCCTGAAAATATGTTTGCAGTAACCTCAACTGCCGACATTATGATTTGATCCTGTGGTCTTGCTACAGCAACCAGATAGTTCTTTAGCTGCTGCGCCTTTGCCATATCTTCTACATAGACGAGAAGCATAATGTTTGGCTCATGCAGATCCCCATCTTCATCGATAGGAAGCAATTCACCCTTGGGAACTTCTATATGGCGAGATGCAACCCTACAGGGAATCGTAACATAAGCACCTATATGGTTAAGGATATCTTCTGAAAGCATGATTTTCCCCTCCATCGCAGGAGTGATATAAGCTTTCACTTCAACTCTAGTCATTACTTACCTCCCGCTTCAGGGAAATCATAATCCACAAGAACATTAGCAACACCCTGTCTCCATGAACCCGCCAGCCCGCCTTCGAATCTGGCGTATAGGATAATCATATCAGAGGCATCAAAAGTATAGGTTCCTGAATCATAGGTAGCAACTACCTGATAGTATCCCGTACCTGTTACTGAGGTCTGTGTTTCACAAATGACAGACCCACCCGCACCAAGTTTTGCTTTCCAAACTTCAAGAGTGTAATTTCCTGAAGATGAGAATGCAGACATATACCACGAAGCTCCAACTCCGCGAATCGAACCGCTAGTTGGCATTGTGTATGCTCGATAACCAATTAGACCTGAGTTAAGTTCTGATACGTCATAGTAAGCACTACCACTATCTGTATTTCTGTTACCAAACTTAAGTGCGGCTGAGAACTTGTAGTTGTTCGAAACGTCTGATTGTGTTACGTAGTTGTTCGAAACGTCTGATTGTGTTACGTAGTTGTTCGAAACGTCACTATTCAATGCATAGTTATTCGATACGTCTGTCTGTAGTCCTGCTACATCAACACCATCTACCGTTCCAGAAACCTTGATGTTTCCAGATACGTCCAAGGCTCCCTCAACGTCCAATTCAAAAGTTCCTACAGGATTTCTAAATCGGGACGTAGATAGACCCCCACTCTCAACTTCAAAGTTAAGGGTAGTGACCCCCCAAAGGGTTCCAATGTTTAGGATATCATTGGCCCCCATATTGATGTTACCCGCCATCGTCCCACCAGCAAGAGGGAGATAGTTATTAGATACGTCTGCGCCAGTTGCATAGTGATTCGAAACGTCTGTCTTAAGCGCATAATGATTCGAAACGTCTGTCTTAAGCGCATAGTGATTTGATACATCTGTGCCTAGTACATAGTGATTCGAAACGTCTGTCTTAAGCGCATAATGATTCGATACATCAGCACCCGTGGCATAGTGATTTGATACATCTGTGCCTAGTACATAGTGGTTCGATACATCTGTTTTCAACGCATACAAAGGGTGATCGTCATCTCCAAGACCTGTCAACGCCCCATGATCGGTTACACCACCACCATTACCACCAGCGTCAACAATCTTCTGGATCATCTTTTTAATATCTACATACTGTGCGCCGTTGAATGCGTGTGTTTTCATTACAATATGATCCTATCCACATATCCGTTTACTACGAGAACCTCTGTAGTATCCGCGATTGCGCGAATCTCCTTTGCGTTGTTAATCACAAAACCTGGGACCACCATGAACAGACCCGAAGAAGGATCGATAGTCTCTTTGATATAGTCATTCGAAGTTGTGCCTCCCCACAAGAGGGTAAGCACTACATCACTTGCTGAGTTGTTGATTGCGTAGAGCCATACTTCATCGTACTCTTTGACTCCCGCAACAGCCCTATGAATAAGGTCTGTGCTGATGCTCACGTTTGTAGCATCAATGGCAATGTTCTTGCCGTAACTGCTAGCTGAGAATTTGCGTTTCATTACTTAGCCTTCTCCTCGTCAGTCAGGAACTTATCCACGTTCCCATGAGTCGTATTTTTGAAGTCATCAAACTTTCCTCTATCATAGCCAGTAGGAAAGTGTGATCCTATGGGTGCGGTGATCGGAGGTGTCTTGATATAAGGAGGGCCAGGAAGAATTCCTGGGTGCTGGTGGCTTTCAAAATGATCAGCAAGATCACTTATCGCAGCATAGATCTTATCAATATGGATATCGAGATACGTTTTCATGTCCATGCCAGAGTTTCCAAGGAACGTTTTGTCCACGTTGATTGTTACCTTACTGGCATTACCGTCAAACGCCACGAATCCCTTCTCGGGAACCATGTCGTGTTCTTCCCACCCATCTTTGCTGATCAGAATGAACTGGGAATGGAGTTTGATCATGTGTTCCTCGGTGTTGATAATCATGATCTCTTTGTCCTCGTCTGCTGTCATGTCCATAGCATACGAAGAACCGCCGCCCTTAACCTTCAAGAGCAGCTTCTTCTCATCCACTCGCCAATCCCATTGACCTTCACGGATGAAATAGCTCCACCACATGCCGCCAATACGATTCTCTACGTCCTCAAAGGTCACATAAACAATATCCCCCTGTCTGGGCAGATAGAATGCGCTGCCCATGATAGAGGGATTGTACCATTCCAAATCGGAATCATCTACATAACGATCAAAGTGAAAGAGCCTGAGCTTGAGTCGCCCTCTTTCCTCTGGATCTTGATTGTCTATAACCTCTCCCTTGTAAAAGACCACGTAAGGATTCATAGAATCCAGATATTGTCTCTTGTGTTCATTCAGCGTATCGTAGAGAAGCGCATGGGGATTGACCTTATGATGTTGTCCCTGTCTTTCCTTCATGAGTCTCCCTAGCTGCTTCTTCAAGCAATGCTTGTTTGTCATCCTCAGAGAGAACACTAGTCGTACTCTCCGCTTCGTTTCTCATCATAGCCATCAATACCTTCGACTTAATCTCAGCAATCTTCACCAAACGCGCAGATGCTTCTCCCGCCAGCTTCGTTTGAGCCGTGAGGCCAGGAGAATTCGTTACTAGGTGAACCACCGTTTCAATGTCACCGCCACTATCAGCAATCATCCTTGCGATAGAATCTCGGATTTCCTGATGAGCCGAAAGAGCTATCGTGCGTTCTTCCATGATCAACTCATGAAGCCCGTCAAGGTACTTAAGTAGTTCGGGTAGGTCTAGCTTAGAGATATTTTTGCTTAGTAGCATCGTAAATGTCTCCTAGTTTCTTGAGCGAAATACTAATCGATTTTGTCTTGAGATCTGTCATTTCTCTTAAGATAAAGAGCAGATATTTCTTGTTGAAGATCTCAAGAACTGGGTAATACTCTAAGACCAAGATCAATGCGTCATATACGATCTGATCCTTGGACGTACAAACGGGATAACCTTCTTCGCAACGCCCTTTTATAGCCCCAATGAGCTTACTAATAAATAGGCTGTTGTCCCTGTTTTCAACCGTTTCTCCTATCTTATTGTTCTCATTAAATATCGCTTCGAAATTTGGGTCCAAATTGTCATGCACGAACCAATCATCTTCAAGTTCCACAATTGTACTCATACCTTGAAGGTTCTTACGACTGAGAAGCTGTAGGTAGTTGCGTAGGATCACGGTGAAATAAGAAAACGCACGACCCTTCGAAGATTGATACTTCGGGTAGTGCGTCAAAAGGAAGCCCTCACAATCATCAATCAGATCAACGAAATCTAATCCTGTATTGTGGAACTTGTATCTCTGGATAACAGCTTCAATCAACTGTCTAATAGGTGTTCTTATGTTCTGAACATAGAATCTATCTCTTAGTTGTCTATTCTTTATAGTAGTATATGTTACTATAGCTTCTTCAGTAGCCTTAGTGAAGTAGATCTTTTTCTTATTAGACATATATTATGATATCCTTAATACTCTCTGTTCTTAGTATAACCATATTAGTAAACAATTGTAAACTACGATTCTAAAAAAAGTTTCACAGTTTACCAGATACACTATATATGGTACTATGATTGTTCCCTGAAAGGAGTTCCCATGCGAATTGCACATATCTCAGACGTACACATCAGGCTTCATACCAGACACCTTGAATACAAGAAGGTGTTCACCCGTCTATTTGCTTCCCTTCGGAAAGAACAACCAGACGCTATTGTTTTAGCTGGTGACATTGTACACTCCAAGACCGAACTCACCCCCGAAATGATGATTTTGTTACACAACTTCCTTGAGAGCTTGGGGAAGATTGCGCCTACGTATGTCATGTTGGGTAATCACGATTGCAATGTCAAGAATCCAAACAAGATGGATTCGCTCTCCCCTATCTTCCAGATCCGAAAGGACTTTGGAAATGCTCGGCTGATTACGGACGCAGAATCGGTTGAAATTGGAGACAACGTAGTTGCCCATTTCTGTTCAATACTTTACCCAGAGAAAACTTTACCACCTATCAAGGGCAAAGTAAACATTGCCGTTGCTCATGGAATGGTGAAAGGCTCTGAATCGGAGAACGGTTACACGTTCCCTGACGGTGAATATGACCTTGATGACTTCGCTGGCTACGACATTACCATGCTCGGAGACATACACAGAAGGCAGGAACTAGGTTCCCCGCACATCGCTTACTCAGGCTCACTCATTCAACAGAACTTCGGTGAGAGTCTAGAGAAGGGCTATCTCATGTGGGATACCAAGGACAAGACCTCACGCTTCGTTCACGTTCCTAACGATCACCTGTATTACACGCTGGAAGTCAAGGGTACTGATCTTCCTGATATCGAAGTGAAGGCAAAGCATCTTCACCTTCGCGTCCTATGGCAGATGCCTTCACGTGATCCGAAGGATTCATCCTTCATTGAGTTCAACGACAAACTCAAGGCCAAGTATGCGCCAGAGGAATTGACTGTTATCTCCATCCCGCCCGAAGCGGGTGACGATAGCCGATACGTTGAAAACAGAATCAAGGATCTGAACCAGTACATCGTGGATTCGCTGATTGAATTTGGTGAGGATGCAAAACTGGACGAAGAACAAATGTCCGACCTCATGGAAATGGACAAGGAACTAAGCATGAAGGGATCGTTCACAGATCGTTCACACATGATCTGGAATCCCACGGAGCTTAAGTTCTCCAACCTGTTCTCCTATGGAAAAAACACTTCCCTCAAACTAGATGATCGTGGCATTACGGGTATCTTTGCCCCTAACGCAACGGGCAAGTCTGCCCTTGTGAATGCGTTCGTCTATTCCATCTTCGGGAAGATTCCCTCAACTCACAATCTACGTGAAGCTATCAAGAAGGGTACGAAGTCTAGCAAGTCTGAAATCCATCTGGACATTGACGGCAAGACCTACAGAGTTTTACGTAATACCAAGTTGATCAAGACTCGCTTGAAGCAAAAGTCTGGTCCCTATGTGACTAGAGCTACTTCCACAGCTTCATTCGAAGTATTGGAAAACGGCAAGTGGGTTAGCCTAAACGATCTTGACAAAAAATCAACTGACAAAATCATCGAGAAGTATATCGGAAGCGTTGATGACTTCCTACTTACTTCTTTCTCAGCGCAGAACGACATTACTGCGTTCATCGAGACAGATGCTCCCGCTCGTAAGGACATTCTCATTCGTTTCTTGGGACTTGACTTCCTAGAGGAAAAGCACAAGGCTGTCAAGGATCAGATCAAAGAACTTGAATCTGAGATCAAGGCTGAAAAGCGTAGCATTAGCGGCATGGATATCTCCGCTATCAGTCAGGCGAGACAGGAAGCCCTTAAGGACAAGGAAACTCAAACCTATAACGAGAACGAACACACCGAATCGATTAGTGCGCTCAACTCAGAGATCAAACAACTTCTTTCAGGGAAAAAGTCGTTGAATGTCGAAGGTGAAATTGTGCCTTTGGACGATATCAAGACTGAGTTGAGCGCACTCTTGGTTGATCAAGAGTCTATGACAAATGAAATGATTGACGTAAAGAATCGGCTCAAGCCTCTTAGTAAGACTCTTGCCTATGAAGATCTTCATGATGCGGACAATCGTGTTTCTAAGGCCAATGCTGTAATTCGTGGGCATCTAGCCACGATTGGGATTCTTGAGAAGCAACAAAGAAAGCCCGAAACGCTAGTTGAACAATGTGACACTTGCCCACTCATGAAGGCAGTTCGTGAAGCTGAAGCACAAGTTAAGACCCTTAGAGAAGAAGTCGAAGCCCAAGAAATCGAGAAGGACGATGCGCTACTTGCCGTTGAAGAAACCTCTGAAGAAGCCTTGGAGACAGGACTACTGGCAGCTTCCAGCAAGAAGGGACTAGAGGATCAGCTAGAACGCATCTATGACAAGCTGGATGACGTTAATAAAGAAATCGAAAGACTAGAGGGATTACTAAGCCTTCATGAACAAAATGCCGATATTATTAAACACAATGAAGGTATCGACAGACAGGTAAAAGAGCTAGAGGAACGCATCGAAAGTTACACGTTCCTACAGGATCAGGCCAGAGCATTGCTCACACAGCTTGAAGTGAAAATCTCGCATTGCACACAGGACGCAGACACCTACAACACGGCATTCCTACGTCTACGCGATCTAGAGAAGCAGTTGAAGGTTGCCAGCGTATACCTCAAGGCAACGCACCGTGATGGGATTCCCTACCAAGTAATCCTTAACTATCTGCCTGTAATCAATTTTGAAGTCAATAACATCTTGTCAGATATCGTGGACTTCACTATTTATATTACGCCTGACCAGACGGATCGCAAAGCGTTGCAGATCTACGTTTCATACAAAGACGGTGAAGAACGTCAGATTGACGTTGCCTCTGGAATGGAACGTATGCTTTCGTCACTTGCGCTTCGTGCGGCACTAATTAAAATCAGCAAGCTCCCTAAGCCTTCGATATGGATTATTGATGAGGGGTTTGGTACTCTGGACAAAGACAATTTACAGTCCATGAGACACCTATTTCACAAGCTCAAGACCATGTTCTCAAATATCATGATCATCTCCCACGTGACGCAGCTACGCGATATCGTGGACAATGAGATTCGGATTGAGAAGAAAGGTCAGACAAGCAAAATCGTTACGTAGGAGATTCAATGTCAAATAAGAAAAAGAATAACATCATTGTGCTGATCCCGTCAAGGGGCCTTCTCATCACACAAATGGTTCAAGCGTTACTAGATGAACTGAGGGAATGCCCTTACGTTGGGAAGTACGAGATACTTTTCTCGGACGGGATGACCGTTGATAAAGCGCGACAATGGCTAGCTGAAGAAGGAATGAAACGCAAATGGGCCAGCCATTTCTTGTGGGTTGATGACGATCAGGTTCTACTTCCTGGCGCACTCACTCGCATGTTTGAAGCGAATGCGGATTTCGTTGCGACCCATGCGGTCAACAGATCCCCGAAAAATCTGGCTCCGAACATGACTCCTAGCAGCAGACAGAAAACGGTGTTCTGGTTCCCGCCCGATAACATTCGAAAGGACTTCGATACTGGCGAGATTACCTTTATCAGCCTAGCCGTTTCTCTTGTAAAACGCAGGGTGTTCACCGAAATTCCGAAGCCTTGGTTCAAGTCCGAATTGGAGGAACACCTTCCCGCACGATATTGGGAAGATGGCTACTTCTCGGAGAAGCTACTCAAGCACCAGCATGATCGTTTCAAGATTGCTATCCTGCCTGAGTTCACGCCCCATTGGGAACTCGCGGAATACGCTGGCATCAAGGGAGACAATACGAAATTCCATAGCTACTTCCATAGTGACGTTCAATGCCACTCATTCAGAGTCTACGACAAAGACACTCTGTTTCCCATGATCGGAAATGACTCCCTGATTGAAGGGACCAACACTCCCGAAGGGGTTGAAGTAGCCGACAGGTTCAAAGCAGGGAAGTTCAACGTACCTATCCCCGCGCAATCCGATTGGAAGAAAAAGAAATGACGAAGATACTCAGCCTCCTCAAAAACATGAAGGGCGCAAAGACCGCGCTTACCGTGATCATGATCCTAGCGGGAATGTTCGCAGGATATAAGGGCGGCAAAAATGCCGTTGAAGGTGGAGCAGATACAGTAATCGTAGTCGTAACAGACACCTTCGAACTAATCACAACCGAAGTAGTCAATGCGCCAGCCGTGATTGAATCAGTACACGTGATGGTTCCCTACAATCAGTTGATCAGGGACACTTTGGTAACTACCGTTACTGAATCGGTAATGGTCTATACAGAAATAGCAACGCTCGACACAACCCTCAACGAAGGTCATTTGAACGTTGCGTATACGCCGCGATTCAAGTGGTTTGATTTGAAGTGGGAACCTAATCCTGTCGCTGTCACATATGATAGCATGATCCATACGTACAAGGTGGATATGGGAGACACGAAAGCCCTCACCGTAATTGGCGGGGCTGGCTATTCCTTCGGAGATAAGGCTTACATTGGTGTTGGTGTAAAGGGCGCAGGGTATCAGATCACCTACGAACAAGCAGCAGACGAATTACGATTCGGACTCTGGAAAAACCTATACAGTTTCTAACCACTCAAGATATTCTTCTTTGGTTTTGTCGTGTTTTGAGAGGTTACAGGTAACACAAATCGGCTCAAGATTCTCTATTAGATTGGTCCCGCCCCTACTCAAAGGGATAATGTGATCAATATGCATTACGATTGAGTCATATATCATACCAATTTGTATGCCGCAGTAGGGACATAATCCTGTTCCTGCTGCGGCTATTTCATTATGGGTCCAAGGTTCGGAGGAAACATTTCTTTGAACCGCCCTACGATGAACAACCCGCGCTCGACAAGCTTCTTTATTTTCTTGGTAGTATTTCTTGGCGTCGATTCGTTTCTTCTCGTTGTGAGTTTCCTTATGAGCTTCTCTCCAAGCCCTATTCATCTTCGCTACTTTCTCCCTATTACGCTGTTTGTAGCGTTTGCAAGCTTCGCGGCTTCGCTTTTTATACTCGGGGTCATTCTTATGTTCATGATACCACTCTCTTGCTCGTTCTCGCGCCCTTGCTTTTTCTTTCTCACTAGCCATAGCAGACCTCCTAATATTAATTAGGCTTGATCTTCTAGAACATCTACATCTTTTTCATTTTCTTTAGCTAGTTTTTTGAGAGTTTCAATAGTATCTTGAATTTCCCCAAAACAGTTTACGTGTAGCGTAATCTTATTTTCTGTATCTAGAGCAAGAGTCTTTAACTCCCCCTCAATTTCTGCTCCACAGAGGTCACACTTTTTCATTAATAGTCGTTACCTTTAACGTTGTAGTATAGGTGGATGCAGTAACGTTCTGTTCTGAATCGTTAACACGATAGTTCCCACTTAGGTCATCCACGCCTTTGATTTCAATCATATCACCAATTGAAACTTGAGGCTTCCCTATAACTTTGATGGTTCCATTTCGGAGTGAAGGCAGATAGATATTCTGTCGAGACAACACGTAGGAGCCTTCGTCCCCCGCTGAGTATTCTTCCTCTACAGCATCAACTTTCTTACTGGCAAATGCTTCTCCTGTAATTTCCTGTTCCTGCGGTTCAGGCTCACCCGAAGGGCGCAGAACAAATAGTGATTCAGTAACCTTGTCAATGTTTACGTCTTGAACTACAAGTTCAAAATCCAACTCTAAGATTTCCGTGTCGTAGGTCTTGTACTCAAAAACCCATTTGGGTTCCGCTTCATTAGGCTGTAGCTCATCGGTTGTGATCGATACCTTTTTCTTGTCGGAGTCAAACTTGACCCTCATTCCATACTGACCTATGATATATTGGAAGGTGTTGATGAAGGCATCATTGGATTCTCCCAAGAGTCTGTTTACTTCGGCGGTAGAGAACTGAAATCCTTGTGCCTTCTCTACGCTAGCTCCCTTATTGTAGGAGTAGTTAAGCCCAAAGAGTCTCTTGATTTCCCCTAGATACGTACCCATAACTGTGTCGATATCCAATGCGCCCTTATTTCCTTGGATGCCCTTTTGCAATGCTTGATTTTTGTGGGTGATTGAATACTGCTTTACGATTC